ACTAACGTCACCACCGTCAACGATGTCATCACCTGCTGCGAAATCAATATCCACAGTTGGAGATGTACCGTTAAAAGCAGTCTCAACTTCAGCACCTGCAAACAATACTAATGTATTAGCAGGTATTTCTAGAAGTTGAAAGATATCCCCATTGGTACAGGAGTATCCGTCTTCAACCATTTTAGCAATGTCAAGACGTGCTTCACGCATGTACATTCCCATTGCTGCATGGCGTGAGGTAGCTGCCGCAATAGTATCTGAATCGACACCTGCAGTAGCTTTTGAGGTCATGTCAAAAGTAGCCATAGTTATATCCCCCCTTACGCTGCGTTATATTTAGCAGTAACGATTGCTTCAGGACGAAGAATCTTTCTGCCATATAGATGCATACCACGAACAATGTCAGCAAAGCTGTCAGGGTCACGATATGTTTCTGTCTTATTGATCTGCTCTGCAGTTGCAACAGCAGATTCATGTCCACCAACAATCACACCAAAGTTTGAGTTTTGATTTGCTGTTCCTGATGTACCTGCACCAGTACCTACAGCAGGTAGGTTTGATGACACATACAAACGAAAGCCATGAAAGTTGTTAATTACAAGACCATTACGTAGTCCACCAGACTCACCGTAGTCTCCATTCATAAATCTGGAGTCTTCATCTGATAGGATTTCCATAAACACTGGGTCAACTACAAGCCATCTACCTTGTGTATCAACTTGTTGTTGATCAAGCAAACGTTTCATTCTTGCAACAACCATTGCAGGTGAAACAGTTGCAGTTGGTAGAGATGTAGCTCCAGGCATACGTGCAGTTACTGGGATAGAATGATCCCCTGCAGATGACGTTGTAATGTTACCAAAAGAAGATTTAATAATCTTCATTGATGACAATAGTTCGTCTGAACCTGCAGTGCTTACAGCTTTAGTACCATTTACGGTAGTATTAGCTGTACTTGCTACACTGTGCAGTGCAGACTGTTTAAAGCCTGACAAATAACCTAGAACTTCTTGGTCATATTGATCAGACAAACGGTATGCTGCACGATTGCTTGCAAGGTCCATGAAATTGACATGTGAGTGCGCTTCCTCAATATCGTCCATCTTAAAAGCATAGTAGTTAGCTTTGTCGATAACAAGTGAGAAATCCTCATCGTCAAGGTCTTGTGCTGAAACCTGTGTACCTCTGGCGTACTCTTGCACAGAAATTTCTGGTTCCTTGATAATTTTCACTGTATCACCTTGGGCAGAAATCTCCCCAAAATAATCAGAGTTAGTTATGTCTCCTACTACGGTAGCTTTGCGAAATGCAAGTTGTACCTGTTTGGAGTAGATTACTGGCGAGAAATTACCATTAGGTAAATTGCCGTAACCTGATGCTGATTGAAAAGCCATAATAGTTCCTCCTATAAAGTTTAGGCTTAAATGTAAGCTAAACATTATTACATAGAGGCTGTACATTTTCTAGGGTGCATATTACTATCAGTTGGCCTACTGATAATTATATGGGCCTATACTTGGACAGGTAGGTCT